GAGGGTGGTTTAGGTACACTAGCGAAGAAGCGACAGCGGCTAGGCACTTTCAGATACAGGCATATCCAGACGACACCTATTCATCGCATACACAAACAGGCACTTATTACATCTGGGGCGCTCAACTAGAAGCTGGCTCATTCCCCACCAGCTACATCAAGAACGAAGGCACTACTAGTGGTGTAACACGCTCTGCTGATGTGGCTAGTATCCCTGTGGCTGACTTTGGGTTTAATAGTGCAGTAGGTTCTGTAGTTGCTGAGTACAATCCATTTAGGGTAAGTAGCACTGCTCGTGGTGTGTTTGAGCTATCTAGCGGCACTGGTGACGACAAACTGCACTCAAGAGCTTCAGTCGATAAGCATTGGTTAGTTAGAAGTGGCGGTGTCACGCAAGCAAGTATAGATTTGGGTTCCGCTACTGAGGGGCAACAAAACAAAATATCTGGCGCTTATAAACTAAATGATTTTGCCGCATCTTTAAACGGTAGTGCAGTTACAACTGATACTTCTGGCAGTGTTCCATATAGCATTGAGGAATTAATAATTGGTTCGTTTTTTGACGGATCAAATTTAAACGGCCACATCAAGTCTATCAAATACTACCCACGCCGCCTGACTAACGCACAACTACAGGATCTAACATCATGACAGAAGAAGTAATCGAAGAAGTAATCGAAGCACCAAAGACTGACTTCTACCTACGTCTGTCGGCAGAGTCGGACATGCCTACTGTACTGTCTGACTTCTATCAACAGGACTACGTTACGCAGGTAGACGAGGAGACTGGAGAGTCAACACAGGTAGCAGACGGCGATCCCTACCTTGTCCAGTTTACACACGACTATGCCATCTCAGTTGTAGGCACACTGCACGAACCATCAGGGACTATGCTGACTGACGAGGAAGGCAACGAGTACCCTGAGATGCAAGCTATGACAGGCTGGCATATTAATATCAGACTCGTGGGCGATGCAGTACGTGAGACTGTAGAGGAACTGGATGAGTCACACGGTGTAAACCCTGAGCAACCTATGAGAGTTTGGCTATGAGTACGTATACTTATGTTTCTGGCTTTGGCGCTAAGGACGGTTTAGATTCTGGAGACAGTAATAAAATCATTAAGGGTGCTGATTTTGAAACGGAGTTTACAGCAATTCAAACCGCTGTTAACTCTAAGCCTGACTACGCAACAAACACGTTTGTACCCACAATTTTTGATGCGGAAACTGGCGGCAATCAAGCAACAGTCTCAACTACTTATGGTAGATACCAAAAGATTGGCGATATTGTTTACCTAACTATTGGATTTTCTGGTATTGACACAAGTGGTATGAACGCAAACAATCCAGTCCGCATTCGGGGTCTGCCGTTTACTTCTTACAATAGTGGAACTCCCGACCTTATTTGGGCTGGCTCAGTTATTACTGGAGATGTTGCAAACCCAACTGGTGGCGGTAGTTTTTCAGCCGCAATCAACGACAACAAAGATTTTTTAACAATCAGGGCTAACGTAACAAGTGATCCACAGCCTGAGTTTTTACTAGTAAGTGATATTGATAGCGGATCTAGTAGCGTTATCTACATTACCATGTTTTATGAGGCAGCGTAATGATCGACCCCATAACCGCCATTGCTGGGGCAAGCAAAGCCTTTGCTATGGTGCAGGGGATGGTTCAGGCTGGACGCTCAGTAGAAGATACAATGGGGCAGATTGCGTCTTGGTACGGACATGCTAGCGATGTTCTCTATCAAGAACAGAAAGCAACAAAAGTATCGCCGTTTAGAAAAGTAGTTTTTAGTAAGAGTGTAGAAGCAGAAGCAGTAAAAGCATTTGCACGAAAGAAGAAGATACAAGAGCAACAGAAAGAGATCATGTTAATGATTCGGTACGCGTACGGTGACGACGGCCTACGTGAGTTCCGTGAGTTAAAGAGAAAGATAGTAGAGGAAAGGCAAGACACCGTATACAAACAACAAGAGCTAAAGGAAAACATGTTGTTAACTTTGTTTGGTGTAGTGTTCTCAATAATAACTTTTGGTTTAGTTTCAGTAGTGGTAAAGGAAATTAAAGGATGAGCAGAACAGAAGAATTATTAGCACGTTTAGAAGGACACGAGAAGGAATGCCTTGTTCGTTATGAGATGATCCAACGTCAGCTTGATACAGCAACTAAAGACATCGCTAGTAACCGTCAAGCTGTCTTTGCTCTGTATCCGTTTATCCTTGGTGCTATTGTGTTTGCTGAGTACATACGATGATTCAAACTCTTATTGGTCCAGTAGCAGATCTTGTTGGTGGTTACTTCCAACGTAAAGCTGAAGAAAAGAAAGCTGTTCATGAAGCTAAGATGGTAGCCATACAGCAGGACGGTAACTGGGAAAACATCCACGCTAACAATGCAGCTAACTCTTGGAAAGACGAATGGTTCACACTGTTGTTTTCAATACCGTGTGTACTAGCGTTCTTTCCTAGTATGGTTCCTATTGTTATGGACGGGTTTGCTGCCTTAGAAGCTATGCCTGAATGGTACAAAGGTTTCCTTGGTGCTGCTGTAGCGGCATCGTTTGGCCTACGTGGTCTAGCTAACTGGAGAAAGTAATGGCTGAAGAAGGAATGCTAACAAGTCAGACTCCTACTCAAACCTTTACTTTTTTTGAAGGGGCAGAAGAAGGTAAAGGCAACCCTAATTACCTTTACGAACAACGTGGTAGAAACGACGAAGCAACTGTAGCGGACCTTGAGTCGTACTTTAACGCAGAAAAGTCTAACCGCTTACGTGAATCTTTTGGCACGTTTGACAACTATCTTTCGTACATGACTGAACGTGAGCAGTTAATTCAGTCTGGACAGTATGACGTAGGTAACTGGGCAGAAGCAGACGCTGGTTTTACTGAAGACCAGCAAATGATTTTTGAAGGAGACGCTGACCTTACTATTGACCCTAGCGACCCCGGACAAAGCCTTACTAACCTACGAAGACAACAAAGCGGTGCTCAGGGCGCTGGTTATGAAAACTGGGTTAATTCTGATGCTAACCAAGCGTTGCTACAAAAGTACGGTGTTAATGACACTGTATACAGCCAAACAGGGGACAAGTTCCGCTGGAACGGGTCTGCTTACGTAAAGACCCAAGATGAAGACAAAGTCACTATGGGTGACTACGCTAAGATGGCTATGGGTGTAGCTGTAGGCGCTTTTGCTGGACCTGCTTTAGGTAATGCTTTAACAGGAGCCACCACAGGGGCTACAACAGGGGCTGCTACAGGGGCTGCTACAGGGGCTGCTACAGGAGCTACTACTTCTGGTGCTTTTTTACAAGGAGCCATAAACAGCACTATTGGAAGTGCCATATCCCAAGGCATAGCCACAGGTTCTGTAGACGCTAGGCAGTTAGCTACAGCAGGAATTATGGGAGGTGTCGGAGGAGTAGCTGACGCTATTAAAGCAGGAGACTTAGCAGGAACAGCAGCAGACAACGCTATAAACAACCTTGCTTCTTCTACAGGTCTTTCGGTAGCGGACACAACAGACCTTGTCCAAGGGGTTATTAATGGTACTGTGTCTGGTGGTGATATTGAAGACATTGCTTTAGGCGCAGTTCAACAGTATACAACAGGTCAAGTACAAAACCTAGTAGAAGACACCTTAGGCGCTTGGATAGAGGTTCCTAATTTATTTGATGAAGACAGTACGTTTATATCTACGGAAGACCTAAGTCCTTTTATTGACACTGCTGTTAATGCTGCCTTTGAAGGAGACTTACAAGGGGAAGACGTATTAGGAGCCATAAGTGATTATGTACAAGAAGGTGGTACGTTAGAGTTCCTTGATCCAACAAAAGCTTTAGGTGAAGAAAGTTTTATTCCAGACCTTAATTTAGACATTTTTGGTAACTTAATTCCTGAAGGCGTAAGAGAGTTTGGAAGAGAATTTGAAGACGTTGTAAGAGCAGCGGGTCGTGAAACAGAAGATGTTGTTAGAGATGTAGTAAGGCCTATTGGAGCAGCAGCAGATTATATTAAAGAACAGCTACCTCACGGAACTACTCCAGACATAGATTTACCTGATGGTCCAGACATAAATTTACCTGACATAAAACTAGGTGGCGGTGGTAGAAGTGGACCTTCAAACTACGTAGGCTACAACTGGGGAGGTTTTGATTATCAAGCTCCAGAGTCTAGAATGATTAACTACATACCTAATCAGCCTACCGATGCTATGCAGATGTCGGAAGGAATGCTTTTAGGCATGGCAAAAAATAGAGGACGTGTTTAGTGACATATTTAAACATAATGAACAACGTACTACGTAGATTACGAGAAGAAGAAGTAACTACTGTTAATGAAAACACGTACTCAAAGATGGTAGGTGATTTTATCAATGACGCCAAGACTTTGGTAGAACAGGCGGCTGATTGGTCCGCACTGCGTACACGAGAGTCTGCTTTTGTTACTTCTGCTGACGACAACATTTATTCTTTAGCAGGTAGTGGTGACGACGTAAAAATAATGTCTGTCTACAACACAACATCCGCAAACGAAGTACTGTACCAGACTAAAGATTGGTTCAATAACGAAAGCTACATTAATGAATCTCTTGCAATAGCATCTAAAGGTGGGCTTATTGGTAGTCCTTCTTACTACACTTTTGACGGTGTTGACGCTAACGGAGACACTCAAGTCCGTCTGTACCCCATGCCAGACGACGCTTATAACCTTAGGTTTGTAATGGTACGACGACAAGCAGACTTAACTAACAACACCGATGTGATAAAAGTTCCTTCAAAACCTGTTATCCACCTTGCTGTTGCTTTGTTGGCCCGTGAGCGTGGCGAAACAGGAGGCACTTCCGTTGCTGAGTACTTCCAAATAGCTGATAAGTACCTGTCTGACGCTATTGCTATTGATGCAGCAAAGCATCCTGAAGAAATGCTATTTAGGACTATCTAATATGGCACAACAACTAAGCAGTATCAATCTTGTAGCGCCTGCCTTCAAAGGTATTAATACTGAAGACTCTCCCATTGCTCAAGATCCTTCGTTTGCAGACATAGCAGATAATGCTGTTATTGACAAACGTGGTCGTATTGCAGCACGGAAAGGTCACAATGTTCTTACTACTGACAAAACAGCTTTAGGAACTGCCTCCATTAAAAACATTCATGAGTTTAAAGATAGCTCAGGTGCTAAAGTTATTTTGTCTGTGGGCAATAACAAAGTAATGACAGGGACAACTACCCTGACAGACATAACATCCAGTATCAGCATTAGTGCAGACAACTGGAAGATTGTAAACTTCAATGACAAAGCCTACTTCTTTCAACGTGGCGTACAGCCCTTGGTTTATGATGGTTCGACCCTTAGCCAACTAACAGGCATTGCTTCAACACAGTACGGCAACGAAGTTATATCTGCTTATGGTCGTCTTTGGACTGCTGACGTAGGCACAAATAACAAGTCTATTGTTTATTGGTCTGACCTACTCATTGGCAATGATTGGTCTGGCGGCACTAGCGGTAGAATTGACGTATCTAAAGTATGGCCTGACGGTTATGACGAGATTGTTGCTCTGGCTGCACATAATGGTTTCCTCATTATCTTTGGAAAGCACAGCGTTGTTGTGTACAAAGGAGCAGAAGAACCAGAAACCATGTCGTTATCTGATACTGTAGCTGGTGTAGGTTGTGTAGACAGAGACACAGTACAGTATACAGGAACTGACGTTATCTTTTTGTCTCATACTGGACTGAGGAGCTTTGGTAGGACGATACAAGAAAAGTCAATGCCTATCAGCACACTGTCTAAGACTATTACTAAAGACATTATCAAAGAAATACAGGGTGAAAACACCTCATTCAGAAGCGTGTACAGCCCAGAAGAAAACTTTTACTTACTTTCGTTTGTAGGTAGAAACACTACTTTTTGTTTTGATTTACGTGGTACTTTAGAAGACGGGTCTTATAGAGTTACTAGATGGCCTCAATCAGTGTTTACTGCTTACGAACGTCTTGAGGACGGTACATTACACATAGGAAGTACGGAAGGTATTAGTACTTACTCTGGTTACCAAGATAACGGACAGTCCTACAGATTTAAATACTACAGCCCTAGTTTAACCTTTGGTGATCCTTCAAAACTTAAGTTTATTAAAAAAATAAAACCAACAATTATAGGGTCAAGCAACGCGACGGCTTTTATTAAGTTAGCTTATGATTTTAGCGAAACTTATAAAAATGTAACATTTACTATTCCTCAAGCAACAACAGTTGCGGAGTTTAATGTAAACGAGTTTGGCGCTAACTCTAGCCCACTATCGCAGTTTTCTGGAGAGAGTAAGCAGATTGTTAGAAAAGGTTTGAATGGGTCTGGCAGTGGGTCAACCGTAGTTGTTGGCCTTGAGTCGGACATTAATGGATCAGAACTTTCACTACAAGAAATTAATATACTAGCCTTACTTGGCAAAACAATTTAAAGCGGAGAAAACAATGACTTTAGAGCTACTAGGTGCGGGTGCAGGTGCACTACTTGCCAAAGAGGGTTACGACCGACTAGGAGAAATTGGTGAAAGGGCCTATAGAGAAATGGGCCAACTAGGGCAGGACCTTGAAAGCCGCTACCAGTTTCAGCCGTATAGTGTATTTACGCCTACAGGCGGTATGTTTTATGCTGGTGGAGCGCCTGCTGCTCAACCCGGTTACAGACCTGTGCCCGGCTCAGGCGGCTTCTTGCCTCCTCCCGGACAAGGCACGGAGTTTATGCAGGGGACTGCCGGGGTTAAACCCCTTCCTAGTGCGGTTGGCGGTATCAAAGGCGGAGTCACACCAGAAATGTCTACAGGTTTTACAACCATGCCGGGTGATCCTAGCATGCCTAGAGAAATGCCTCCCATGCCTCCTCAAGGCGGTCAGTTTGGGGCGCAGTTGTCTCCTGAAGAAATGGGCTTTTATCGCACTCTAATGGGTGGTTCTGCGGGCATGTTTGGACGTGCCATGGAAGGACCAGAGGCTCGTGAGCAAGCCGTGTTTGACCGTATGCAGGCTGCTATGTCCCCTGCTCAGGAACGTGAGCGACTTGCGTTAGAACAGCGTCTAGCTGCACAGGGACGCTTAGGTGTTGCTACAAACATGTTTGGTGGAACTCCTGAAGGACTGGCGTTGGCTAAGGCACAAGAAGAAGCACGTAATCAAGCCATGTTAGGCGCTATGGAGTTTGCTGGAGCAGAGCAAGCAAGACAAGCGCAACTTGGAGCAGGTATGCTTTCTGCGGCTTACACACCACAGCAACAACTTTTGGCAGCAATAGCTCCCGGAATTACAGCGGCAGAGCAACGACGTGACCAACAGAATGTTGCGGCAGGGGCTTACGGCGAAACGTCCGCAGCAGCCTTAGAAGCATTACTACAGTCAGCAATGGCTCAGGGTAATATTTTAGGCGGCATTGGTGCAAATATGGCAAAATCAGCCTTTGGTGGCTTGTTTAGTTAAGGAGAAATATAATGGCTACGTTTTCACAACAGTTCCTAGCTAATCTAGGACGACCTGCCATGACACAAGGTATGTTTGACCTTGGTGCTACTATTGGTGGAGCTCCTGCTGCTGCTAGAGCGGCTGGGAAAAGAAAGCAACTTGCTGACATAATGCAAAGAGGTAATGCTGCTTTAGTTGCCGGAGACGCTACTAATATTAGTCGTGTGCGCCGTGAGTTAGAAGCAGCAGGGTTTACTAAAGAAGCTGCCCAGATGGCTCAAGCAGAAGAACAAGCACGTAGACAACAAGCAACTAGTGGTATGCTTATGAGTGCTGTGGCTGACCCCTCAAAGCCTTTGTCTCCAGAGGTTATACAAGAAAGACTGGGTGAAGGTTTAACGGCCCAAGGTTTGTCTAGCGCCTTACAAGTAAGAAAAGCACTACAGCCTTCTCCTTACTTTACTAGGGCAGAACAAATAGACCTTAGTAAAATATATACGCCAAGAAGTATTGCTGAGGCTACTAATCAAAGAAACTTTGGTTTGTTAGATTTTCGTGACGACGTAGATGACGCTACTGTTGCTGCTGGAATTACCATGTGGACTGACCCTACACAACCACAAGTGGGTACTGTTTTAAAAACACTGCAGGATAACAAAGGGCGTACTATTGAAGTAGGGAGTCGAACTCAAGAAAATCCTCAAGGAAGGATTATTTCTCAAGCAGAGTTAGAAGGCCTAGAAAAAAGAGAAAAGCCTCCAGTACAAGTAACCCTTAGTGAACAAAGAGAAAGTGCTTTGGCTAAGTCTGTAGGTGAAGACGTTGCTGAAGAGGTTTCTGTTCAAATTCAAAGAGCAGGAGACGCTATGGATATGCGCTCCACAATTGCTGAGGCACAGTTAATTGCTCAAGACCAGCCTGACGTATTTGGTGCGGGTTCTGAGTTTCTTTCAGGCGCACGTAAAGCCACGCTGACGCTTTTAAGGGGAATGGGTGTTAGCGATAATGATCCTTTGATGGTTGATTTTAGAAGTAAAGAAAAAGATGTAGATCAAATACGCTCATTTACTCAGGACTTCGTTAGAACACGTTTGGCGGCAACTAAAGGTGCTATTTCAGACAAAGAATTTACAACTTTTATTGCTTCAGTTCCTAACTTGTTACAAACACCCGGAGGTTACTTAAAACTTCTTAATCAAATGGAGTCTATGAACGAACGTGCAATTATGAAAGGAATGGCTCTTAGAGAAGCTAGGGTTGCAGATAACCCTACAAAGGCTATCAACAAAATCGAAAGAAACTGGGATAAATACAGTAGTGATTTTAAATATTCTACTTTCATGCCTCCAGAAGAGCAAAGAAAACTTTGGGAAATTTATTTAGATAAAAACGGGAAAGTAAATCCCAGAAACGACATATCTTTTACTGTTTCTAGACAGGGGCAAGACCCTATTATTATGTCTTATGGGGAGATTGTAAAGGAAGCTGCCAGATACGACCAAACGGCTGCTTCTTATGTTGCTGGAAGTTATTCTGATCCTCGTGTAAATATTTCTTTAAACCCACTATTAGACGTTAAAGTCAGGTAGGACGTTATTATGGCAGAAGAAAAAAACAACGACACTCCAGAGCTTAGTCCTTTAGCTGAGGCTTTTGAAAATCGTCAGAAAGAAGCTGCTAAAGCTACTTACGGTGACGTAATTAAGTCAGGAGGAATTAGAGTACTTGCTGGCCCTGCCCAAGCTTTTCTAGGTTCTGCTGAAACAGCGGGTTTAGTAGACAAAGGATCAACAGCTAACTTTACTCGTGCTGTACTTGAAGCAGAAAAGATGGGAGAAATGGACCTTGCTCAAACACTAGTTAGAGACACTTTAGCCCAAGGTATACCTATTGCTGCTGAAATATACGCTACTCGTGGTCGGACTCTTTTACAAAGCCTAAAACCAAGTGCAGCTATCGGCGGTTTAGGCGGTTACTATACATTTGTAGAAAATCCTGAACAAGCCGCTGGTGTAAGTTCTGCTCGAATGTATAACATGATTATGGGAGCTGTTGCGGGCCCTGCTACTTTAGCAATCATGGGGCCTACAGGGCAGCTTTTGTCTAGTATCCCCGGTATTAGAGGCGCTTTAGACGTAGCAGGTCCAGACATTAGACCTTCTAAGGCGGTTCGTGAAACAGGCGCTGAACTAATTGAAGCTGCTGGTCAAAGAGGGATTTCTATTAGCCCCGGAGTAGCCACCGGTGACGCTGCTTTGGTTGCTGAAGAGCTTAAAAGAGGCACGGTAATTAAACCTGTGTTTGCAAGATTCCTTGGAGATAAGGTAGGTAGTAACGCTACTAGTTTAGAAGGTCTTATTGATGACCTCGTTAATACTATATTGCCCGAAGGTAAGGAACAAATAGGAAAGGCTATTGACGATGCTTACATAAGAGTAGACGTTGAAGATAGGATACCTCAAGAGTCACTACCCCTTTACGACACACTGCGTAACGAAGATGTTGTACAGAAAGCAATAAGCAATATTAAAAACACTACTGGTTTATCTTCAGAATTTGACAATCTACATCCTTTGTCCGTAGGTCGGATTAACATGATTGTTAAAAACCTTGAGGCAATGATAGAGTCAGCTCCTAAAGACGCTGCTCAAAAAATGATCGCTGCAAAACGAAGACTTCAAGAGTTTGGAGACAACGTATCTCCTTCTTACAAAGAAGCTAGAGCAATGACTCAACGTAAGAAGACTGCATTAACTGTTGAACAAGCAATGCAAAAGGGAGGAGTCGGCGTAGACTCTATCGTTCCTTATCAGTTCCGTGTTCAGTCCTTTGTTAACGCTTTTGAAAACTTAGAAGCTAAAAAAGCTCTCGACACGGCTATTGAAAACCTACCCTCAGGTCCTGCTCAAAAAGAAGCTAGGGCTAAATTCAATATGCTAATTGAGTTGATACCTAGAGTAGCTGAGATGGACAAGCTAATCAAAGCTAAACTTGGTGATGATCCTGAAGACTTAGCCCGTCGTGCTGGTGTAACTCCTGCGGCTGCTTATAGTTTTTTAAACTTTCTTAACATTAACAACGACCGTAAGTTTATTGAATTTATTTTAGACCCTAACAAAAGTGTTGCACGTCTACGTGAGATAATGCCTAAGCGTAATACAGCCCCTGAAGAGTTTCTTAGAACTTTTGGTATTTGGGTTAAAGAAAACTTCGATGAATACGGCGAAATAATAACCCCACCTGAAGTCATTTCTAGAGAAGAAGAAGACCGTATCACCAAAGCCTCTACTTCTAGCAAGTCTAAGACGTACCAGAGACTGCTTCAATCAGGTAAACTAGACGACTTACGTGAAAAAAACCCTAGGGTTTATCAGCAGCTACTAGAAAGCACTAGACAGACAGCGATTGTATAAGGACTGACAGTGGACAATAAACAAAAGTCAAAAAAACTCATGGACTACGAGTTGATGATGGACGTATTCAACCGTGTCCCTTCTGAAGCACGTCCGGGTGGTAAGTACGGTTTGATTGCTGGCTTTGGTTATGCTGGTGACTCCCCTACTAAGGGGGACGTAACTACTCCTCGTCAGTTTGGACAACAAGACGCAGTAATGAGTATGTTTAATATTGTCCCTAAAATGGTAGAAGGCAATCAAAGAGTAGCTGGTTTTTATGCGCCTCCCGGTATGGACGTATCACAAAGCAAATACAGAAGTCCCTCTCTTTTTCCTATGGCCCCGGTAAAACCCGATAATGTTTATTATCAAGACATTACAGATCCAAAAGAATTAAAAAAAGTTAGAAACGAGCCCGATAGAACAATAATGCACGAGTTCTATCATAGGGGGGTAAACAAACTACCTTTGACAGAATTGGCTGAATTTGCAGAAAAGAAAGGAGATGAGGACTCTTCTCTTATCTTTAGACAAATGCAAAAGACAGCAGGGGAGCATTTTTTACTAGAGGCTATCGACTCCTATGTACGTGCAGGAGGAGACGAAAGTAAATTATCTCCTGTTATGAGAAACAAGTTAGGAAGAATAGAAAAAGCTAACGAAGTTATCAGAGAGTTTATGACCCCTAAGAAACAAAAGGAGTTAGGACTTCGCATGCCTCTGAAAGAATCTAAGCCTAAGAAGAAAGGGATGTTTGATAAATTCCTGAAATAAAAAAAGGGGCCGAAGCCCCTAATGTTACAACTCACAGTTATTCCCGGTACAGGCTAACTGTTGAGACCCTTCGGTCATGTCAGAGTTCTCAGAGATGTTCCAATCAATCGTCTCTGGGAATTCCTCCTTCAACTTCTCATACGTCTCTAGATCAATAGGTTCATAAGGAGCCTGTTGGTACGTGTGTTCAGAGTAGGGTAGGAAGCTTACGCCACTGATCTTGTCGAACTTGTTGTACAACCACTGACCCACCTCAAGGAACTCGTCGTCACGGTAGTAACACGTCATTGACGGCTTATGTTCACACCAGAAGTCCT